TACATTGAAGCGGTGTTTAAGTTAAAGAGACGAAGCTTTGAGTATGAGGCTTTGTTACCTACTCAATTAGTAACTAGGCTAGGATTGAATGACATCCTTACTGTTGAAGGTATTGACTATAGAATCAACAAGTTTAAGCACAACCTTCTTGAAGGAACTACTAAGCTTGATTTGATTAATGGATTTGATACTTCACTATACAGCAAGACGGCTAAGAGTTATAGCACAGGATTCTTTATTCCTTCTAGGATTAATATGAGCAAGTACAGAAGTACTTTGTATTTCAATGTGCCTAGAGCTAATAGTGATTATAGCATTGGGAAGATTGACACAGGAGATGGAACTACATTCCTGACTGTGGGAGTTCAAAGCCCTGCTAATGATAATATGATGTTAATTAAATGCGACACAATTAACACAACAGGATTCCCTAGAAGTTGCCAAGTACGATATACTGACTCAGCAACAGGAGTAATATCATATGTAACCGTAACACAACTACCAAATGGATAATAGTATAATTGAAATCATTGACGTACTCAAGAAGTCTGAGTATTACGGAGCAGGAGCAAGCGTAGAAATTGCTAAAGGAAAGAATCAAATTGCTCTCACTTGGAGACAGCTTAAAACAAAAGTTAAACGCATAATCAAATCATAATGAAAGACGTAAAAATTAGAATATCAGCAGACACTTCAGGAGCTAAGAAAGGCATTGATGATGTAACCACCTCAACAAAGAAACTAGACAAGGGTGTTAGTGGAGTAGATAAATCAACTAGCAAGCTGACAGGTAGCTTAGACAAGATGACAGGTGGTGCTGTTACAGGGTTGAAGAGTTTTGCAACGGGATTAAAGGCTATCGCAGGAGGCTTCAGAACTATAGGAGGAGCTATCGCAGCGAGTGGAATCGGTTTGATTGTTATAACTATCGCAGCATTGACAGCAGCCTTCAAAGGCTCTGAGGAAGGACAAAACAGGTTTGCTAAGATAATGGGAGTTATCGGAGCTGTTACGGGAAACCTAGTAGACTTACTTGCAGACCTTGGAGATAGCATAATATCAGCATTTGAAAATCCAAAGAAAGCTATAACAGATTTTGCCAACTCAATTAAGACAAACATCACTAACAGATTTGATGGTCTTATGGAACTTATACCTGCTTTAGGTAAAGCTTTTGAGCAGCTTTTTAGCGGAGAGTTTAGTGCAGCAGCAGAGACAGCGGGGAATGCAGTTGCTAAAGTTACTTTAGGAATTGATGACTTGTCAGGAAAGATTAAAGCAGCAACAGATGCAACTAAAGACTTCATTGACCAAAATATAAAGGAAGGTAATGCAGCAGCAAAGGTAGCAGACCAAAGAGCAAAGGCTGACAAGATTGAGAGAGGTCTTCTAGTTAGGAGAGCAAACGCAGAGAGAGAGATTGCAAAGCTTAGGTTGAAGGCTAAGGATTTAAACAATGTGAGTGCAGAGGAAAGACAAGCAGCTCTTAAAGAGGTTTTATCTATTCAAGATGGACTCGCTAAGTCAGAGGTTGAGATAGCTACACTTAGAAGTGATGCACAAACAGCGGAGAATACATTTGCAAGAAGCACAAAGGAAAACTTACTTGAAGAGGAGAGACTAAAGGCGGCAGTTATAGCGGTAGAAACTCGTAGGATAGACCAAAAGCGAGCTATACAAAGAGAGCTTACAGCAGCAGAGAATGAGCTTGCAGCAGATGCGAAGGCTAAGGGAGTTGAGGCAGAGGCGAAGCAAAAGGAGCAAGACAAGAAAGATGAGGAAGCTGCAAAGGCTAAGATAGCTCTTAAAAAGAAGGTAGCTGAATTTAATGCCGTAAGTGAGCAAGAACAGAGAGACCTAGAGAAAGAGAAAATGAGGACTAACTTTGAGGAGTTGCTTGTCCAGCTAGGAGATGATGAAGATGCTAAGTTAGAGCTTACTAAGTCATACCTTGAGAAGCAAAAGGAGTTGACTGATAAGTTTGATGAAGAGGATAAAGTGAAGCGAAAAGCTAAGAGCAAAGAGGAGATTGATGATGCTCAAGCGGTTGCCGACACTAAGCTAGCAATTCAGAACGCAGCTCTTGGAAACGTAGGAGCAGGATTGAATCTCTTGAGTAGTTTAGCAGAAGACAACAAGGCTCTTCAAGCCACTACGTTGATAGGAGAGAATGCTGTTGGTATTGCAACGAATATCATCAACACTCAAGCAACAAACGCAAAGGCAGGGCTTAACCCTGCTATAATAGCAGCAAACAACGTTAGAATGGGTATAGGTATTGCCGCATCTGTAGCTGCAACCGCTAAAGGATTGGCAGCATTAGGCAAAAGCGGAGGAGGACAAGCACCACAAGCACCACAATCAGACGCCCCTAGCTTCAATCTAGTAGAAGGAACAGATGACTCTTCAGCTATTCAAAGAACTATAGAAGGAAGAGGCAACGCACCCGTTAAAGCCTATGTAACCAGTGGAGATATTACAACAGCACAGCAAGCAGATAGACAAGCAGAGCTTAATAGTGGGTTTTAGTGGGACAAAAAACAAATAAAATCGTTATAACAATATGAAAACATTTGAAGCTAAGTTTAAGAAGGGTGGAAAGGGAGTATTCGCAATAAGTCTTGTGAAAGATCCTGCCACTACTGAGCATTTTGTAGCGATGTCTACAGAGTCAAAGCTTATAAAAATGGCTAAGGTTGATGAAGAGCAGAGAATAGTAATGGGTTTAGTATTACAACCGAATCAATTAATTCCAAGATACAACGAAGAGACTGACGAAGAGTACAATATCGTATTCTCTGAAGAGACTATCAAGGACTTATCTCAGAACTTCTTTAAATCAAATAGCCAAAGTAATTCAAAGCTTGAGCATAGTGAGTCTATAGAAGATATCACTTTTGTTGAGTCTTGGATTGTTGAGAATTCAAAGGTTGATAAGTCTGCTAACTTTGGAATGAATTATCCTAAAGGCTCTTGGGTTGCTACTATGAAAATAGACAATGATGAGATTTGGAATGATTACGTTAAGACAGGTAAAGTGCAAGGCTTTTCAGTTGATGCATTTGTAGACTTACAGGAGATTAATTTAAAAACAGAGATAAAAATGAACAAGAAACAAAAGAGTATTTTAACTATGCTCAAGGAGATTGTTGCAGGTGCTGAAGCTACAGAAGTAGTAGCTGAGGAAGTTGTTGCAGTTGAGATGGGTAGTGTTAAGTCGGGAGATTTGACTATTGAATTCGAAGGGGATAACCTTGAGGAAGGTGCTGCTGTATTCGTTATGAAAGACGAAGAGAAAGTACAACTTCCTGATGGAACTTACTCTCTAGAAGGAGATAATGAAATCGAAGTTAAAGACGGTGTAGTTGCATCAATGGGAGCTTCTGAGGAAGAAGTAACTGAAGAGCCTGCAGGAGACGAAGAGCTTGCAGTTGAAGACGAAGAAGTAAAAGAAGAGGAGCTTGAAGAAGAGCCTGCTCAAGACGAAGAAGCTGAGTTTATGATTGCTGTAAAGCAAATCTTAGATGATGCATTCAGCGAGTATGCTGAGTCTATGGGTGTTCAACTATCAGCTTTGAAATCTCAGATTGAAGAGGTTAACGGAAAGAATGTAGAATTATCATCTCAAGTGGTAGAGCTATCCAAAACTCCTGTAGCTGATGCAATCGTATCAACTCCTTCACAAGTAAAGATGAGTGGTCTTAAAGGAGCAATTGAAAGACACTCAAAATAAACAAGTATTTTAATTAATTAATAATAAATAAACAATAAAAGAATGGCAATTTCATCAAATTACGCAGGCTTTGAAGCAGTAGACATAATGCTAGAAGCACAAAAAGAAGAGGATACTCTAAGATTAGGGTTGATTACAGTTGTACCTAACGTAGGTTACAAATTAAATTTAAGAAACTTAGACGTTACTTTAGGAGTGGCTGACTATTCTTGTGGTACTACTCCTGCGACAGACGCAGTAGATTACTCTGAGAAAGTACTTACTCTTGCAAAGTTCAAGAATGAGTTTGAAATCTGTAAGGAAGACTTCAGACCGATATGGTCAGGAGAGTCAATGGGAGCATCTGCTTTTAACGACCAGGCACCTGCTGATATTTCTAAGGCTATCGTAGAAAGCACAGCTTCTAAACTAGCACAATGGTTCGAAGACCAGATTTGGAACGGAGCAGGAACTGCAGGAACTATGGAAGGACTTATCACTCAGTTCAACGCTGATGGAGACGTAATCAAAGCAAACAATGGTATTACAGCTATCGGAGCAGCAGTTGACTCTTCTAACGTATTAGCAGTATTTGACGCAGCTACAGCAGCTATGCCTTACGCACTAAGACGTAAATCAGTAAACTTTATCGTATCTCCTGATGTAGCAGATGCTTACACAAAGTTACTTATTGCTAACGGAGCAGCTAACGGATTAGGTGGAGACGCTAACACAGGATTAGTATACGGACGTTACTCTGTACAAACTGTAAACGGATTACCTGACAACACTATCGTAATCTTCGAAAAGAAGAACATTACTCTAGGAACAGGTCTTGCTAACGATGCAGATTCTATTCGTATCAAAGATATGGATGAGGTTGATATGAGCGGAAACGTTTTATACAAGTCTGTATTCGGTGGAGCTGTAGGATATTCTTACGGAGCTGAGATTGTACACTTACTTACAACTGTAGCATAATCCAAACAATTAATTGGGGAGGGTTAATTCTCTCCCCTTATTTTTAACTTAATACATATACAGAATTATGGCTTGTGATATCAATATCGGGCGTGCCCAACCGTGTAAAGACGGCTTAGGAGGTCAATCAACTCTGTATCTATACAATGGATTAGAAGATGCATTTACAGTTGCTAGTGGAGAAGCTACAGCAATCAATGCAGAACTTGATGAGGTTTATGCTTTCCCTTTAGAGGGAGACGGAAACACTCTAGAGCAATCTATGGTAGGAGACAGAAACACAGGGAGTAAGGTCAATACTCAAACACTAACTACAGTGTTGAAAAAAATGGACGCAGCTACAAATGCTCAGTTTAACTTGTTAGTAGCAGGTTACCCACAAGCAGTAGTAGTTGACAGAAATGGAAACTTTATAGCTTTAGGGCTTGATGATGGAATCGACTTTACAGTTGTAGCATCTACAGGTGGAGCTAAAACAGATATGAATGGTTACACTTTAACAGGTGTTGCAACTACTAAAGAGTTAGCTCCTTTATTGGATTCAGCTACTCAAACAGCTTTCAAAGCTTTAGAAGTATAATTTAGTTTAGTTTTTTTTTTGGTTAGTTAACCCCTGCAGAGATGTGGGGGTTTTCTTTTACGGGACAAAAAGACTTAAAAATCGTTATATTAATATATGATAATTAAAGACAATTCATTCACGCAGTTATATACCGAAAGGGTAGAAGGAGATAGTGGAGACGTAGAGAGTATCTCTTGCGTTGATGCATTAGATCTATACGCTTTAAGTATAATCCCCAGGTACTATCCAACAGGAGTCGTGAATTTAAACATAAAGGACACCACTACAGGATACGATAACACTCAAGAAGTAGGTTATTCTATCGTTAACGGAGTATTGTCTTTCACATTCGAGTTAGAAACCACCAATGAAACTAGGTATCAAGTGACTCTCTCTGAGGGTACTGAGATTGTTTACAGAGGTATAGCGATATACACCACTCAAGACACTCAAGAATACTTATTAACTAATGATAAATATTACTTTTAATGGATATTAAATTAATCACACTATCTAATTACGTAAGACCTGCTTTAGTAGAGCATAAGTCTAGGAATTGGGTTTTAAATGGAGCAAATAATTCTTTCTATCAATATATAATAGACAGGAACAATGGCTCTCCGACAAATGCCAGTATAAACAGAAGCTACAGCACCTTAACCTATGGTAAAGGCTTGGGATTCTCCAATGTAATCAGCGACAAAGTTGTCAATGATTGGGCAACCTTGCACTCTATCCTCAGACCTAGAGAACTACGCAAGATGGTAGCAGACTATCAGGTGTTCGGAGAGTTTTCATTCCAGGTTATTGAGAACAGAGACGGCTCTTTGAATAGCTTAACACACTTACCGAAGCAAATGGTTGTACCTTCTATAGCTGATATGGATGGAAGCATCAAAACATATTGGTATTCTAGAGATTGGACAGACATCAAGAAGGAAGAGAATGAGCCAAAAGAATTTAAAGCTTTTGGAGATGGTAAGTCAGGTACTTCTATATACTGTGCAAAGCCTTACTCTATTGGAGATGAGTACTTCGGTACACCTTGCTATGCAGCAGGATTGCAATATGCCGAGATGGAAGAGGAAATCTCAAATATGAACATCTCATCTATTAAGAATGGATTATCTGCAGGGTATATCATAAACATTCCTAACGGAGACAACTACACAGATGATGAGAAGAGAGA